GGGAACGGCTGACGCCAGAACACCGTCTGCGCGTGCATGATGCCGGGCTGCACCTGCTCGAGGACGACGCGTCCGTCCGCGCCCTTCTGCGGGAACTGGATCATGTGGTACCAGTCGTCTTGCGCGAAGGAGTGCGTGATAGACACCTTGTCGAGGCCGATGCGCGACGCCTTCGCGCCCTTGTAGATGACCGTGCCGACCGCGCCGCCGCGGAAGACCGCCGCGTTCCGCGTGCCGCGCAGCGACATGATGAGCGCCGCGCGCGCGTCGAGCGTTCCGAGCAGCACCGTCTCAGTGATCTCGAGCGTCGCGAAGTAGCGGAGGACGCTCATCGGCTCGCCCGCGACATCGATCGGCTGACCGCCGACGAGCGAGTTGTTCGTCGCGTTGCCGTTGTTCGGCACGGTGAGGCCCGGATTGACGCGCCACACATCGCGGAACTCGGAGGACCAATCGAAGGAGAACTGGGCGTAGCCGGGTTCCTGCGGCTGAAGCGGGCCGGGTTCCGTGTTCTCGTAGTTGAAGGTGACGGTCCACACGCCGCGGCTCGCGGGTTCGTGCTGGATCGAGTAAGAGGTCGCGTAGATGTCCGTCTCGCCGGGGAACAGGTCGCCGATGTCGGGGACCGCGGTCGAGCCCGCCGTCGTGCCGAACACCGCGCGGACCTCGGCGGGCGTGACGATCTGCGACCCACCCTCGTCCCAGATCGCGAACTTGCGCGAGGCCGTGACCTTGCCAGCCGACTCCGACGAGTCGCGCGTCTCCTGCAATTCGATCGCTTGCGCTGCCATCAGGTGAACCCTCCCGCGACGAACTGACGGCTGCTGATCTTCTCAAGCGCCATCACCATCTTCTCATCGTTCTTGCGCTTCTCGGTCGCAGGGTACGCGTCGAACCGGAATGACCCGAGCGCGGTCTGCTGCGACCCGAGTCCCGCCGTCTGCGCGGCGATCCGCTCGTCCTCGACCTTGACCAAGTCCTTCAGCCGCTCTTCCTCGAAGCGCGCGCGCTCCTTGGCGACTCGCTGCGCGGCCTCGATCTCCTTCTCGGCGAGACGCGCGATCCGCTCCGCTTCCTTGGCCTCGACTTCGGCGATGCGCTCGGCTTCCCTCGCGGCCTTCTCGGCTTCTGACGCCTGCTTCGCGTCCTTCTCCTTCTGCACCGCGTCGAGACGCGCAAGCAGTTCATCCTCCAAGAGGAGCTGCTTCTGCTCGTTGACCTTGAGGAGCGCGTTCAGTTCGGCATCGCCGATCCCCTGCGCGAGCCGAAGCTCGAGGTCGAGGTTCTGCTGATCCATGAGGCGCTGGAACTCGGCGCGCGCCGTCGCCTCCTCGTCGCCCTGCGCCTTGACGCGCTGGAACTCGCGTTCGATCTCAAGCCGCCTGCGCTCGATCATCAGCCCGCCCGTGCGGTCGGCTGCGGCCCGCTCTTCCTTGTTCTGCTCCCCGATCGCGGCGAGCATGTCCGCGCGCGCGGCCTTCTGCTGGTCGATCAGTTGCTGCGCGGCGCGATCCGCTGCTCCGAAGATCGCGTCGCCGATCGCCTCGCCAAGCTCGAACGCGGCCCCGATGACCGGAAGGCTCTTGATGACACCGGTCAGCGTCTCGAGCAGGCTCTTGTCGTTCTTGACCGCGTCCGCGACCGTCCGCATCATCTGGTCGGCGAACCCGATGCCGACCAGCTTCCCGAACATCTTGCCGATCTTCTGGTCGCCGAACTCGCTTGCGAGCTTGTCCTTGAACCGCGAGCCGAAGCCCTGCGCGGTCTGCTCGGCCTCGTCCTTGACCTTCGACATCGTCTCGTTGAAGGCCTGCATCGAGGCGGTTACGGAGATGTTGATCTCGCCTGCGTTCATAGGGTCCGCTCTACATGCCGGCGCATCCAGCCGCTACCGTCATCGGCATCGGACGAATGCCCGTCCACCGCAAGCCGAAGATGCTGCTCGAACTCGCCGACCGTCAGGTCGATCGGGTTGCCGACGCCCGGCGCGGCGCGTGCGATGAAATGCGCGTGAGCGAACCAGTCGCGCGGCGTCTCACGCCTCACCGCGCCGCTTGAGGGACGGCATCTCCCGAGGACGCCATCGTCTCGCGGTGACGGTCCACATTGACCCCGAGCGCCGCGACCGCGACCATCGACGCCTCCGTAGGCTCGAGCGCCGACAGCAGTCCCTCGGCGTCGTCGCAGCAGGCCGCGAGGATTCGCGCACAGCCGCCGAGCGTGAACGCGTCCATGACGAGGGCCGACGCGGCCAGCGCCGCCGTGCGCGCCTCCTGGCCGATCTGCACGGCGTCCTTGAATCCCGCGCCCGCCGCGCGGGCGTCGCGGATCGCCTGCGCCGCCTTCGTCTCCGCGAGTTCCTCGCCGAGCACGATCCTCTCGCGCACGGTCAGCGGTCGAACCCTGAAGGTCTTGCCGCCGCCCGTCACATCCCACGGGGCTATCCGAATCATCGCATCCTCCGCTTGAGAAACTCCGCGAATCCGTCCTCGAGCACGATCTTCCTGTCCCCGGCGCGGCGGATCGACCACTGGTCGATGTCCGCGTACCGCGCCTGCTCGGACGCGATCGCGAAGCCGACCGCGTGTTCCTCCGTGACCGTTCCGGGATTGATCCTGCGGTTCACGGTTCGCCCGTCCTTGAAGACGAGGGTGACGACCCAGTCGGAATCCGAGGGCGCAAAGCAGTTCGCAGCGTTACCGAGTTGTTCGATCATGGATCAGACGAGCCAGGTCACGACGGGCGCAGCGCCGTCGCCGTTCGAGAAGTTGACCGTGAGCGTCGAGTCTCCGGCGCGGTCGACATTGAACGCGAAGTTGTTGAAGACGCAGTTGGCCGCGATCTTCGCGTCGGCGGTCGTGGTCGCGTCGAACAGCGTCAGCGTGAGCGCTGCGGTCGCGGTCGCCACGAAGAACGACGACGAGGTCGTGCTGGCCGTGGAGTCGACCGCCGGCACGCCGTTGAGGCTTCCCGTGAGGTCGAGCATGCCGAGGCGGCGTCGGCGTCCCGTGTCGCCGAAAGCCGTCAGGTCGCTCTCGACGCGCGCGAGCGTCGCCGCATAGGTCTTCACGCGGACAACGGTTCCGCCGCTCGGGAGGGTGATCGCGCCGTCGTTGCCAATGAGGTAGGTGTCGATGGGCATTGGTTCTCTCTCAGGTATCGAAGGCGGTCAGCCTGTATGTCTCGGTCATCGTCCAACCGTCGTTCTCGAATGAGGGTACGCCGCCGCTGACCTTCGTCGCGCGGACCCTGTCGAATCCCGTGGCCGTCATGGAGGTCGACAGCGCCGTCTCGATGTGGCCCGCGATCGACCAGATGTCGGTCGTGCCGCTGTTCGCGTAGGCGATCGCAAACTCGACCGTGATGTCGTAGCGGTTCACGCCGCCGAACATCGGAACGACCTGGCTGTTCGTCGCGCTGTAGACGAGGAGCGGGAGCGCAGCGTTCGCCGGACCCTCGTCCAGGTAGATCCTGCTACCGAGCGCGGTCGTGAGCGCGGAGGTCGCGTACAGCCTCGTCTTGAGCGCGTCCATCATCGGCTTCGCCATGTCACTTGCCTCCGAATGCGCGGTTGACCCATGTCTGGACGATCCGCAACGCCTTCGGCGACATGGCCGCGATCGACGGACGCACATACGGGCGCGCGGAAAGACCCCTCTGGCGGATGCCGTACTCGAGCGCGCGCGCGTACTTGAGGTTCGACCCGTAGGTCATGCCGACGCTGCGTGCCGTGACGGTGCTGGTCAGGACCGCGAGTTCCTGCGTCGACTTCGTCGCCTTCTTGCCGAGCGGTGCGCTATTGCGGAACTTCGCATCCGCGTCCCCGCCGATGGCCCACGACTGCCGCAGTCGCCCCGTGTCCACCGCGGGAGGGTTGCCCGGCGCGGACGCGCGGTGGAATCCCTGCGCGCGGAGGTTGCGCCCGCGCGCCTTGCCCTTCGCGACGCGGTACACGCGGCCCGTGCCCGCCTTCGACAGGCGGGTTCGCAGGTCGCGCGACATCGCGAGCTGGAACGACAGAAGCCCGTTGACGAGGCCGACGCGCATGGTCGCCATGATCCTTTCGGTGTCGATGTTGACCTCGCTCATAGCGAAACCCCCGGCTCGACCTCGACCGCGTCCACCACCGTCATCGCGAGATGCGCCGCGCTGTTCGCCGCGACGACCTCGCCGGGGATGCTCGCGCCCGTGACGCGCCAGTTGCGCACCGTGCCCGTCACGCCGTCTCGGATCTCGTCGTCTATCCGCACATCGACCGACCCCGAAAAGTAGATCGTGCATGGCGTGCGGCCTTCCATGCGACCGCTGAACACATCCGACGACTGCGCGGAAGGCTGCACGAATCCCGTGATCTGCGCCGTCCGCACATACGACCGCGTCGGCTGTCCGTCCGACCCGATTCCCATCGTCGGTCGGTAGAGGTACAGCGTCAGGCCGAAGCGGTTGACCAGAGCCTCGATGCTCATCGAATCCTCTTGTACGGGCCGAGCAGAGACTCGATCTCCTTCGCCGTCTCGTCGCCCGAGCGCAGCGAGTACGAGTATCCGCCGAGCGACTCGCTCTGCACCGACGCGTCGCGCGTCCTGTCGCGGAAGAACTTCCCAACGACCATAAGCGTCGCCTGCTCGACATCCGCGGGGATCGTCTCGTAGCCGCCGCGGTAGTCGACCAGCACCGACCGCGCGCGGTCGAAACTCGCGCCGTACACGATTCCCGCGTCCTCGTCCAAACCGTAGTCCGCGTAGAAGTCGGTGAACCCGTCGAGCAGCGCGGACCCGTTGCGCACATCGCGGCCCGCAAGGCGCGCGAGATAGCGGCTCGGCGCGTTCTTCACGACCGTCGCGGAGAAGCCCGCGACCGCGGACGCGGCCACGGCCAGTTCGCTGATCGAGTCGTAGGTGTCGAGCGACAGCGCCGACCGCGTCTCCGTGCCGTTCGACTCCCGGCGCGTCAGCTGCATCTCTCCGTTCGCGACCGACACCGATGCGACGATGTCCGTCCCGTCGGTCGAGCCGACCGAGATGACGCTCTCGCGCGTGGTCGAGCAGAAGTAGACCGCCTGGACGGGCGGGTTCTTCAGCGTGAAGCGGTCGCTACCGCCGTCGCGGAACTCGTAGTACCGCGCCGCCTTGAAGGTCCGTCCGCAATGGCGGTCGACCCACGCGGAC